ATGCTACAACTTGGAAACTTTCATTTTCAACAGGCACCGATGTGTCAGCCATGAGTTCAATGTTTAGAACAACCGATACGGGGTATACAGCCAACACATTAGGAATTGGTAGAATACCAGTAAACATGGTTTCTAATTGGACGCTTGGCAGACAAATTACAGTAAAGGCGTATAATTAATGACAAAAGAAGAAACATGGTCAGCTTTTATTACTGAATGGGAGCGTAGGCTGTCTGAAAGTGGTGTTGTTGTAGGTTATTCTTGTTGCTTTGGCGCTGGTCTTTTAATGGAAGAACTTTGCTTTGGCGTAGGAACTAAGAAATTAGATAAAATGGTTGAAGGTTGGGACAGTGAGCAAAATGAAGCTGATGATTTAACTGATGATTTAGTTACAAAAAACAATGCTAAAAAGCTGCAAGACGTTATTCGTAATAAATATTCTAATAGCGATTTAACCCATAGCTTTCCTTTGGATCGTTTAAGACGTTTAAATGATGATGAAGACCCTCAATTATGCGATATGAAAATGATTAAAAGAGTTCCAAACATAACTGCTATGTATTGGAACGGGTCTGAATGGGTTGGGCAAAAGTTTGATAATACAATAGGCCCATACCCTAGCGATATAGTTTATCAAGAATTAGGAACCTTTAGGCCAGTTAACTTTGATGGATGATTTGGAAAATAGAGTAGCCAAAACTGAATGGCAAATAGAACGTCAAGATCAAAACATTAGAGAGTTATACGACACAACAGAAGAAATGCAGAAGTGCCTCAGAAGTATCCATGAGGTCTTAATACAGATAAAGTGGTTTGTACTAGGTGGTGCCTGTCTATATTTCGCAGACCACTTAGGCCTAGGATACATATTTAAAATATTCGGAGTTTAATAAACAATGTTGCAAGCACTAGCTACGGTGCTGCCAAACATTCTAAAGATTGTTGATAAAAGCATACCTGATAAAGCAGGGGCGGCATTAGCCAAGCAAAAGATTGAGCTTGAGCTAGTGACCGCTGCTAACGAAGTCAACAAGATGCAAGCAGAGACCAACAAAGTAGAAGCAGCCCATAGAAGCATATGGGTTGCTGGTTGGCGTCCAGCTATTGGTTGGACATGCAGTATAGGCGTCTTTTGGGCATTTGTGGGTCACCCCTTTGCCTCATGGATCGCAGTAATGTTTGGAGTACCTTTATTTTTATTACCTGAGGTTCCTATGGACGCTCTGTTTGAGCTTGTCATGGCAATGTTGGGTCTCGCGGGTCTCAGGACCTTCGATAAGATGAAAGGCACAGCTAAATGAGCCGTGACTATAAGAAAGAATACAGAGATTACCACGGCACCCCAGAGCAGAGACAGCGCAGATCAAACCGTAACAAAGCTAGACGGTACATGATCAAGCAAGGTCGTGCAAAGGTGGGCGATGGAAAGCACGTAGACCATAAAAACTACAATGCTGATGACAACAGCCCTGCTAACCTGAGGGTGGTCTCAGCAAAAGATAACCTAAAAAGACAACCGAAAAGGAAATAGGGTTAATGAGTACAAAAAAAGCCCGATACAAAAAGGTTGGAAACAGAAGGGTAGGCTATGGTCAGGCAGGGAACGCCTCGGATGGTGGACCCCGTGTTAGACCAAACACCTCAAAGGGTGATGCGTACTGTGCGCGGTCTATGGGTCAAATGAAAGACTTTCCAAAGGCCGCAAAGGACCCCAACAGTCCCCTAAGGCTCTCTCGTAAACGCTGGAAATGCAGCGGGAGCAAGAGCGGTTAACACATGGCTGTAGCGGAGATTTTAGCAGGGATCGCGCTCGTCAAAAAATCAGCAGAGATCATATCTAAGGGTCTAAATGCGGCACAGGATATGTCTAGTTTGGCATCTCAGGTGGACGATCTTTTTGAGGGTAAAAAACAACTCAAACATCAAGAGAGACAGGAGAGAGCCGTAGGCAAGTCTCCTACTCAAACCATAATTGACCAGAAATTGGCCGATGAGCATATTGCAGAGGTCAAGGCNTTAATCATAGCCAGATTTGGGTTCTATGCGTGGACCGATATTATAAAGCTCCAGAAAGAAGTTGCCCATGAAGAAAAGCAGAGGCAAGCTTTAGAACGAAAAGCCCAACAACAGAAACAAGAAGATATGCAAGAGGCCGCTGTGGTCGGTGGAAGCTTGGCTGTGGGTATAGCCCTAGTATTTCTTATTGGGTTAACAGTCTGGGCCATGCAGTAAATATAAAGAGAAAGATACACAGAATGAGTACAAAAGCATCCTTTGATCTTTTGGATGCTTTACACAGTGCCGTTGCCCATCAGCTTTTGGATAAAATTCAAACTGGTGAGGCAACAGCCGCTGAGATCAGCGTAGCTGTAAAGTTCTTAAAAGATAACGGTGTTGAGGCCCTAGCGGTCCCCGACAGTCCTGTAGGAAATCTACTAGAGGCTTTGCCCTTTAGTGACGCAGAAATACAAGGCGTACAATTCAAACAATGATGAAATATATAAAGATATTCAAAGCCTACCAGTGGCACCTGAGGGCTAATAAAGCAGAAGAACAGCTAAAACTCCACCGTGACCATGAGCTTAAAGATATAGGGTTACATAGGGGAGACATACACCGCATGGCTCACCGTAAATGCCCTTGGTGTGATACAAGTAATGCAGAGTAACCAAGTCCCCGCACAACTGCGAGACTTTAGGAACTTCGTTTACCTAGTCTGGAAGCACCTAAACCTACCAGACCCAACCCCGATACAGTATGACATGGCTGACTACCTCCAAGGTGGTCCTAGGCGTATGGTCATCCAAGCTTTTCGGGGNGTAGGGAAGTCCTATATCACCTGTGCCTATGTCGTTCACCAGCTTCTCCTAGACCCCGACAAGAAATTCATGGTCGTGTCGGCCTCTAAGAGTAGAGCAGATGACTTCAGCACATTCTCACAACAAATCATAACTCAACTTCCAATATGTCAGCACTTAATAGCAAAGGACACCCAACGATGGTCAAAGATTGCCTTCGACGTTGGCCCAGCGAGAGCATCTGGGTCACCTTCAGTCAAATCAGTAGGTATATCGGGGCAATTAACAGGAAGTCGAGCAGACGTGATTATTGCAGACGATGTGGAAGTACCCAACAACTCTGCAACACAGATGATGAGGGAGAAGCTTGGGGAGAGCGTGAAGGAGTTCGATGCGGTATTAAAGCCAGATGGTCGGGTGATCTACCTTGGCACCCCACAATGCGAGATGAGCTTATATGAAGAGCTAAGAAACCGTGGGTATGAACTGCGTATCTGGCCTGCCCGTTACCCCGCAGAGGCCCTGAGAGCCAAGTACAGCGACAGGCTGGCCCCTTTGGTAGGGGATGCCCTAGATAATGACCAAGGCCTCCTAGGGACCCCTACAGACTCCCTAAGGTTCGATGATGAGGACCTGACTGAACGGGAGTTATCCTATGGTCGATCAGGCTTCGCTCTACAGTTCATGTTGGACACCTCATTGTCCGATGGTGACAAGTATCCACTGAAGGTCTCAGACCTAATTGTCATGGGTGTAGATAACGACAAAGCCCCAGAGAAGGTGGTGTGGGGTAAATCAATCCCCATCCAAGACCTACCCAACCTAGCCTTGTCAGGAGACCGCTTCTACGGGCCTGTAGAGACCCTAGGAGAGTGGCTAGAGTACTCAGGCTCAGTGTTAGCCATTGACCCCTCAGGACGAGGGCAGGATGAGACAGCCTACGCTATAGTTAAGATGCAAAACGGTATCCTATATGTTAAGGATGCAGGAGGTCTAAAAGGTGGCTATGGTCCCGAAACCCTACAGGCTCTGGCCTTTCTCGCTAAACAGTACAAAGTTAACTACACAATCATCGAAAGTAACTTTGGTGACGGTATGTTCACTGAACTACTCAAGCCTGTGTTTAACCGTGTGCATCCCTGTTCCATTGAGGAAGTGCGTCATAGTAAACAGAAGGAACTGAGGATCATTGATACCCTAGAGCCTGTGATGAACCAACACAGATTGGTTATCGATCCCTCAGTCCTAGAGAAGGATTGGAAGAGTGTTCAACACTACCCACCAGAGAAGGCTAGTCGATACACCCTGATCCACCAGATGACTAGGATCAGCAAGGACCGTGGGGCCTTAGGACACGACGATAGACTAGATGCCCTAGCTATAGCTGTGGCCTACTGGGTCGAACAGATGGCTGCTGATGCTGACAAAGAGATGGATGTGCGAAAGAACGATGTCTTTATGCAGGAACTACAGAAGTTCAAAGATACATCATTATTCCTCAAAGGGCCTCAGGAACCTAAGAGCCTAACGTGGATGTAGTGAGCAAATGGTCGGATGCCTAATGAGCAAATTGCCTAACTCTTTTAATAATGGACACTCTAGGAAGGCCCCCAAAGTTACCTACCTATACTTGGCTAAGAAACCAGTAAGTCCTGTAGATGGTAATAATGAGATCATTCAATCAATAAATATTATACTAAGCTACCCTCAAGGCCTATGGGCTTTGGGGGCTATTGGTTGCATTAGTGGCTAAAGGTGTCTTAGGAGTATTTGGTCACAAAAATCCGAAAGGGTATTCGATATACGATGATCCTCGGTTTCCCCCCGTGGGGGTCGCGGGGGCCTGTACGCCGCAGCGCAGCATGGGTGGGGGGGTAAACGTGAACGATTTTCTGCATTGCAGCATAGATTGTGCGGTTGCAGCATGTTTGCGCCACCGATTGCGCCACCGTGAAACCA